ATTTTCACTTTTTTTGCTCGCTTTAATTCTGGTAAAAAAGGGGATTTACAGGCTAAAAAAGCACATTGAATATGGATGAGTTAGAATTGTACAATGAGTGTCTTTCGGTGCTAAAACAGCGCCACGGAGAGACGAAACATTATTTGGTTTCGCTTGGAATGTATGTTAAGGCTACGATCAAAGCGGCCGCGCTTCTGGAAGAAATCACAGGGGAAGATGTGGTGATAAAGCACACGAACAAGGCGAATAATACGAATGATGCCAGCAGCCCGAAGGTGAGAATGTGGGCGCTTTTCAATGAACAGGCGATGAAATTGGGTAAGGATCTTGGGTTGAACCTTCACCAGGCTAAGGCTGGCCGTCCGGTTAAGAAGAAAAAAGACTTTGGGGCAGGTATGCGGGTTAATAAAACCGCTTAAAGGCTCAGATTTGCGAGAAAATTTTGAAACTAAATTTATAGTTATGTTACTTGAAACTGAATGGAACGATGACGAAGGCAGGCTAATCACCAAGCCATTAAGACTACCGCCAAGTCCACCGCCTGATCGATATTGGGTTAATGGTAGGCGTGTCAGATCAATAGAAGAGATTCGAATCATCCTAAAGGAAAGGACGTATGTCGGTGATTTGCTTCGGCTTGAAGTTGCCTTGCGAGCATTTAAAAGAGCGGTATTTCAGCAGTTAAAGCCAGTTTTAAGACCAATACTAAAATACCTTAAGCTGTAATTATGGAGATAGATAGAATACCACCGACCCCTTTCATGAACGAGCAAACCCGCGCTGCATGTAGGGCAATGGAGTTCATCGGGGCGAAATATGTGAAGCGAACGCCCGCACATTGCTACTTTGATATTCCAAAAAGCTGGACTAAAACGTTCTGCGATAAGGCTGCAAAGGAGTTCATTAGACAGACAGGAATAGGGGTAAAGATGCGGTATGTATGAGTCTGGTTAACGAAGAATTAAACCAGCTTTCACAATACATTGATAAGGTATGTGTTGATTGCGGCCGATCTTATCCGGGTGTAGTTTTGAATATTGAAGGCCACATTCATCATGGTCAGCCGTACAAGTGCATTAATAGAAAAGAATGCGAACGTTATAAACGTAAGCGTAAATGAGCGAAGCCGAACAATACGTCCGATGGGTACTTGAACCAGATAACCACTTCCGAACCGGGGAGCTAATGAAGAAAGCCTGTCGTAGGTTCTTGAGCGATCTGGAACGAAAGGATATTTACTTTGACGTTGAACAGGCGAACATTCCTATCCGGTTTATTGAAGAGAATTTAAACCATTGGGAAGATAAATGGCGCGGGTTGCCGGTCGTGCTGGAACCATGGCAGAAGTTCATTATTCAGCAGGTTTATGGGTGGATTATAGTAGAAAGCGGACTAAGGCGGATCAGGTTTGTGTTCATCGAGACCGGGAAGAAGAATAGCAAAACCGCGATGGGGGCTTTCTTTTCGCTGTTCCATTTATTCGCTGACAGGATCAATTCCCCGAAAGTTTTCGTAGGGGCCAACAACCACGAACAGGCGAATATCTGTGTAAACTACGCAGGCAAGACAATCGAGAACAGCCCGTTTTTATATGATTGGGTGGATGATGGAACCGTATTGATAAGTAAGTATAACGGTAAAATTCATACGATCGTACACAATGAGCGGGACGGATTCATAGAAACAATGGCCAAAGAACCGAGCAATCCATCTTTGCAGCAGGCCGGTGGTAAACATGGTAAAAGCCCGTCTTTGGTTATCATTGACGAGTACGCCATGGCTGACAGCGATTCCCTTTTGAACGCGATGGAGAACGCCCAGGGCGCCAGGGAGGAGCCGTTGACAGTGTGTATAACTACAGCAGGCCCGAAGAAAGACGGCCCATGCCATCAGAAATTAAGAGATTCCGGGATAAAGGTTCTGGACGGTGTTTTAGAGGATGATACATATCTGCCTTTCATTTTCGAAATGGATAAGCCATTAGGAGAGGACGGCAAACCTACTGAAATCACAGTTGACTATCTCATGGACCATCCGGAAGTGTGGCCGCAATCAAACCCGAATCATAAGGTTTCGGTGTTCGACATCTTCCTAAAGACACAGCTAACAAAAGCCAAAAACGAGCGCGGAACCAAAGAAGTAGATGTACTGACTTTCAATTTCAATCTGTGGGTAGACTCGGCAGATGTGTTCATCCCGGCAGACGTATGGAACGCAAATACTACAGGTGAGGAGGTAGACGAAGGCGCGGAGTGCTACGGAGGTATTGAGATAGCGACAGGGACCGGCATGAGCGCTTTCGTTCTTTATTTCCCAGGAGATAAAAATAAGATTAAGCCCTTGTTCTGGATGCCTTCAGAAGGCGCAAAGGTAGACAGCGGTTTCGATGGATACGACAGGTGGAGTAAAGAAGGATTTATTAAATTGGACCAGGGAAACGTAGTAGATAACGAATTGGCTGTAGAGTGGATAGTTGATTTCATCAGCCAGTACAATATGCACAGCTTTTCTTTCCCTACTACGATGGTCAATAACTCAATAGTTCAGGGGTTGATTAAGTTGGGCTACAGCGGTGAGGGTATTTCACAGGGAGTTCAGACCATCAGCGCGCCTACGGCAGAATGGGAGAAGCTATTTATCGCTAAAAAGGTGGAGCATTACGGAAACCCGGTGCTGTCGTGGGCTAACTCTAATTGCATGGTAGTGCGGAAAGAACAGGGAATTCGGATAGAAAAGAATCAAAAAGTACTACCTATTTATGCGTGCATTAATGCGCTAACTCGGAAAATGGTGGTAGCAAAAGGAGAAACAAATGATCAAACTATTGAAATATGGTAGATGTAAATGATGACCTCGCAAATGCGAAACCACCGTTTAAAGTAGTTGCGTGTATCCCCGTATTTGGAAGAAAGCCACTATTGGAACACACAATCCGAAGACTTTACCAAAAAAACGGAGTTCATAAAGTAATCTGTGCTGGGGATCAGCACGAAGACCGTAAGCTTTGCGAGTCACTCGGGGCGCATTGGGTAGCTTACAAAAACAAACCGTTAGGCATGAAATGGAATGCAGCTTTCCAGGCGGCTGAACAATTCAATCCTGATGCGTGCTTATTCGTGGGTAGTTCGGATTGGATCTCTGATAACTGGATTTATAAGATGGAGCCTTTGGTTAAAGAGTTTGATTTAATTGGGACTGCCGGTTGTTACTTTCTTCACATAGGAAATGATTTTAAGTTATGCGATTGGCCGGGTTACGAGGGTAGGCGAAAAGGTGAGAGTATAGGAATCGGCAGGACTATAAGCAGGAAACTGTTAGACAAGTTACACTTCAAACCATTCGAAGATAATATAGATAGCAGTTTAGATTATTCTATGATCAGCAGAAGCAACAAAGTAGCAGCAAAGGTACACATGACTGTCAATGCAGAATTAAAAAGTTTATCAATATCAACCGATAGATGGCATAATAAGCACAACTTTATGCACCATTGGACCAACGTTTTAAAGTCAGAAATTGTAGATAACCCGGAACCTTGGTTGAAAGAAAATTTTCCTGAAGCCTTTAACGTGTTCAAATGAAAATAACTCAAGCTTACGTTTCAAAGTCAATATCTGATTTTCCATTCCATGACATTTATAAACTTGAAGACTATAATTCCATTTACAATCCGGTTGTATTCTTTGGGTGCTACAGATTTGAAGACAGAGTTTTGATATCAAACCACAAAGGAGCTAAAATAATATTTTGGACAGGCCAAGATGCGATTGATTACAATTGGGCTGATGATGGGGTTAACGAAAGTGTACACATCACAGCGCATCCGAAAATACATGAGTTATTCACATCGAAAGGTAAGAAAGTAAAATTAGTAAAACCTTCTCCTTGTTTGAATTTCAAAAACGCTCAGCAACTAGGAACAAAGATTTACGCATACTGTCCTAAGTCCGCACAGACATATCACGGATTTGAATTTATAGAAGAATTAAAAAAACTTGGTTATGATATTGTGATAGGCGATGGAAGCCACACGCAAGAGCAATGGAAATATTTACGAAACGGATATTACAATGATTGCTTTATCGGCCTTTGTCTTTCTCCGTTCGCTGGCGGGGCAGGGTCTGTAATTGAGATGGGATTGCGCGGTATGCCGGTAATAACAAACGTTTTAAATCTTCCGAATTGCTTACACTTTGAAACTTTGGAAGACATTGTTTATCTTATAGAGCAAAACAAGCAGCGGATAGGAACTACAGATGAAGAGTTAGCGCAGCGAGTTTTTAATGCACTCGACCACAGTAACCAATGGTTAAAAATTTAAAATATGAAAACTCAAACACTAACCCGAAAAGATGTTCCAGCGCTGAATTTGCAGGAGTGTATTACTTGCCTTTTTGATTCGTCAATTGCTCACATCGACAAAGACGGAGTATGCGAGTACTGCCGACTTCAAACTGAACTAAGAAACAACTCTAAATCAGAAGATTGGCCAGGAGTTCTCCAAAGCGTAAAGGAAAAAGGAAAGGGTAAACAATACGATTGTCTGGTAGGTATTTCAGGGGGTGAGGATTCAAGCGTACTACTTTACCTCGCTGTTAAGGTTTGGAAATTACGTCCGCTTGTCATTCATTTCAACAACAGAACGAACAGACCGGAAGCGAATAATAACATTCGTGTTTTGGTGGACAATTTGAATGTGAACTTCATCGAGTATTGGGTTGACAATAAAGAGTACAACGATTTGACTGATTCACTTTTGAAAGCAGGCGTTCCGGATTGTGATATTGCTAATGATGTGGTGATGTCTAAACTTATGTACAAAGCCGCAAAAGATCACGGTATAAAAACCATTTTAAACGGTCATTCATTCCGTGAAGAAGGTTCAAGCCCGAAGGCTTGGAGCGTTATTGACTACACGTATCTGAATTCAGTTTATAAAAAATTTAATGGTAAGAATTTGTTTAACTACCCATTGCTTACCGTTTGGGATCAGATTTTTGGGGCTATCATTGGTATTCGACAGATCAGACCTTACCATTACGATGATCACGGCAGACAGAAAGTAATTTCAGAACTTAAAAAATTAGGTTGGAAGGATTACGGAGGCAAGCACAATGAAAATATTTATACTGCCTTCATTGGTAACTACGTTCTGCCAAATAAATTCGGAATTGATAAGCGCAGAACTTATTTAAGCGCACACATACGCGAAGGCAAAATGACAAAAGAGTTTGCAAAGCAGATTCTTTCAGAGCCAGCAATTTTTAACCTGGATGATCTTGGAGAAAGAAAAGAACACGTTTTGAGATTGGTGGATTTATATCCTATCCGACCGCGTAGTGATTATAAAATGACGAACTTTAAATTATTGAAGCCGGTGTTCTGGATGCTGATGAAATTCGGAATCCTGCCTGTTACAGCTTATAGGAAGTACTGTAAGTGATTTGTAGTTTGATTGGTTGCGGGAAAAAGGGTCAGCGATGGCCCTTTTTTCTTTCCTTCTTTTTACGGAAGCTATCGTATGATTCGAAAGCTATAAATCCGTGCCTCTCTTCAAACTTTTCAGTTGCTCTTTCATAAGCTTCAGGGTAGTTTCTTGCCTGGTTAATTTCACGGATAAAATCTTCATTGAAAGCCTCAATCAGTGATCTTTTTGCCATAGTTTATACAAGGTTTACGCAATTTGGTAAAAATGTCCACACAAATCAATATCAGTTGATTGAATTTTGTGGTACATGGGGGCAGTACTTCAAAATCTGTGGAGTAAGTACGTCTGGGATGGCTCGAAAAGGAGTTATCCTGATGGCGAATTAGCCACTATTAACGGAAGTTTGCTGCAATCTATTCTACTCGGTGACGGGTACACTGACGAACCTGTTTCAGTAAGAAAAGGCCTGCGTATAGCGGCCGTTTACATATCGGTTAACGTGCCAGCGTGTACAATGGCGTCTTTACCCATCAACGTCATAGAAGAAAAGAACGGCCAGCATAACATGGTTTCGGATCACCCGGTTTACTGGCTTTTAAGTCAGGAGCCAAACGATTATATGACCGCTCCAGTATTTTGGCATACTATGCTTACCCACGTAACAGCCTGGGGTAATGGATACGCCAAGATAAACCGAGACAGCAGGCAACGCCCGGCAAGTTTGGATATTTGGGAACCATGGGAGGTATCAATAAGCTTCTCTGAAGGTAGTCTCTGGTACACATATAAAGGTGAAACGGTTTCTTCATGGGATGTCTTGCACTACCGGTTTAATTCACTTGATGGAATTTGCGGCCTTTCTCCAATCCTTGAAAATCAGGATACTATGGGAATGGCTATCAAGCTTAAGAGATACGCCAGCCTGATTTTAGGGGCACAGCCTCCTGGTATTTTGGGTTACGAAGGTAATTTGACACCTGAGCAGCGCGCAGAAAACCGCAAGCTTTGGCAACAACGGAATAAGGGGGATGTAGCGGTTCTTTCAGGTAAGTGGTCATACGACCCGATCATGACGCCAGGCGATGAGGTCCAATATAATGAGACCAAACGCGCAAACGAACGCGAGATATACGGTATCTGGCAACTACCACCAACATTCGCACAGAATTTCGAACGGGCTACTTATGCAAATGCTGAGCAATCTGATTTGTCATACGCCAAACATACTATAACACCGAAGTGCGTGAATATCGAAAAGGAGAACAATATGAAACTCTTTTTTGAACGCGAGAAAATGACACTCGGAACCAAGTTCAATATGAACGGACTTCTACGGGCCGACACGGTAGCGCGTACAGCCTTTTATCAGGCCATGATTAACACTGGTGTATTTAAAAGAAACGAAGCCCGTGAACTTGAAGACCTGAACCCATATGATGGTGGTGATGTGCCTTTAATTCAGGGGGCCATGATCCCAGGGGATAAAGAAGGGCTTGATGCACTTCGTAAGAAGATGGAAACTGAGGTAATACCTTCAGCAACTCCACCACAAAATAAAAAATTAAACGGCCATACGGTTTTAAACTAATGGACAAAAGATACTTATCCGGACTTGTTGAGCTTGCTTTCCCTACAGGATCAGAGCAGCGTGCAAAAGCCGAAGAAACCAGAACTATAACATTCGTCATCTCCAGCGATGCGAAAGACCGGCACCGGTCAATCGTTAATATGAAAAATTGGAAACTGGACAACTACACGCTTAACCCTATTGTAGGCTATCAGCACAATGTGTACGGTGACAATATGTGTGTGGCCCCATCACCTGATGATGTAATAGGATCAAGCCGTGTTTATTTCGAAGAGGTTGAAGGGAGGATGTTAATGAAGGCCGATCTAAGATTCGACCGGGCCGAAGTTAATCCGATAGCCGAAAAGATCTTTCAAAAGGTACTAGACGGTACACTCAGGGCCGCAAGCGTTGGATTTTTAGAAGTGGGTAAAGGTAAGACCGTTCAAGATAAGGACGCAAACGGAAAGGTTATCGGAGAAACTTATCATTTCGATGGACAGGAGCTTTTAGAGTGGTCTGTGGTTAATATCCCATCCAACCCAGAAGCTGCCAGACGTAGCATTAAAAACCACGCGGTTGCAGGTGTGTCATTTCTCCGGAATATAGGTCTGGATGTGGCATCCATCCGGAAAACAGTAAACGATCTTCTTGATCAGATTGAGAAGGATGAAAAACCAGAAGAAGAAACACCCCGGTCAGACCGGAATATTGATAAATACAAAGAACAACTTAGAAAATTCAAACAATGAAAAAGCTAAAAAAAGCACAGGAAGACCGGGCTGATAAAATAAATAAGTTTGAAGCCCTTACCACACTGGCCGAAGGCCGTGAACTTACCGATGATGAAATGAATCAACTTGCCACTCTTGAAGATGAAATTCAGGAGATTGACAAGGAGATTAAAAAGATGGAAGGCATCACAGCCAGACAAAGAGCAATAGCAGCCGCCAAGGCTTCCGGTCCTGCTCAGGATAATGCAAGTGAGAATAAGGAACTTTCCCGTTTCTCATACGCTAAGGCTGTGAAAACAATTTCCAGGAACAACTTCAAAGGATCTGTAGAAGGATTCGAAAAGGAAATGGCCGAAGAAGCTATTAAGGAATGTGCAGAAGCAGGTGTTGAGGTGCCGCAAGGTCAACTTTTGATCCCTTCACGCCTGATTGACTACGGACGTAACAACAACGATGAACTACAAAAACGTTTATTGGATGTTGCTACCGAAGGCGCTGACCTGGTTCGTACTGAGTACAAACCGATGATCCCTTCACTTAGAATCCCGTTGGTTGCTGATCGTTTTGGAGTTACTAAATACAACGGTCTTAAAGGAAATATCAAAATCCCTCGCGAAACTAACGAGGCTACATTTGTATGGGAAACTGAAAACAGTTCCGCAGATGAATTCACACTGACTTATGATGCAATTGACCTGAGTCCAAAAAGACTTGCCGGTTATACTGACATTTCAGGTCAGATGTTGGTGCAGTCAACTGAAATAACTGAATCTTACCTTCGTGGTAAAATTGAGTACGGTATCGGTGCAGCGCTTGATGCAGCTTTGATTTCCGGACCCACAGGAGGTAACAACCCTGTAGGTATTTTGAACTTCTCAGGCGTTAACGTTGTGTCACTCGGTTCTTCAGGTGGCGATATTACTTACGGTGCTATTGTGGCTCTGATTGCTGCGGTTGCAGCCGATAATGGACGCGATGGAAATTCCGGATTCGTGTTCAACTCAAACGGTTTTGCTTCACTGGCACTTACGCCTATGCAAACCGGTGGAACTGAAGGTAATTACATACTTAAGCCAGGAACTGACACCCTTTGGGGACATAAGTTTGCAGTGACAAACAGAATCCCTTCTGATCTGACCGAAACAGCTACCGGTCTTAGTGCAATGATATTCTCTTCCAACTGGAAGTCAGCAATTCTTGCAACATGGGGCGGTGTTGGAATCCTGTTCGATCCTTATACTCAGGCACTGGTTAACAAACTGCGTATTGTGGTTAACACTTATGCAGATGTTGACATTGAACACCCTGAAGAGTTTGCAGTCATTAAAGATTGGAACACTACTCTTCCTGCATTGACTTAATCAATTTTAAAATCAGCGAAATATGCCAAAGTTAACACCTAAGAAAACGTTCCTGCTACGGCAGGAACTTGTAGAGGGTAAAAAACCTAAAGATGTAATTGCATTCAAAGGTATCCCTATTGATGTCACCAGCGAAGAGGCTGTAAAGTTTGCCGGCTATTGGAACATAGCAGGTCAAGAAGGTGATAAGGAGAAAAAAAAAGTGACGGACGCGGCGAAGGCAGCACCGAACGCAAAACGCATGGTGTAGGGGTTCATAAAGTTCATACACGATGATTATTTACAGCAGAGTAACGGACGGTCCTGAATCTGAAGAAATAACCTTGGAAGAGGCGAAAGCCTGGATAAAGGTTGACGGATCAGATGAAGATGCGCGGATTACTTCGCTGATTACTTCCGCACGCAGAATCTGTGAGGCCTATGCGGGTTTGAGTTTTATCGCTCAGACCCGCCAGGTCAAACTGGATAAGTTTTGCGGGGATATAATCTTACCGTATGGGCCAGTTTCGGAAGTATCATCAGTTAAATATTACGATGAAGACGATGTAGAACAAACATTGGATTCGAGCCGATACACTATTGATACACAAAGCGGTCTTGCTAAAATCCGTATTGATTCTGACGGATGGCCTGACTCAAACAGAACCATGAATAATATCGTGGTCGAATATGAAGCCGGTCCCGATTTGATGGACGCAATAGCAAAGGAGGCAACATTTAAAACCATCGCCAGACTTTACGAAAAGCGCGGAGATAGTCAGGATGGCCCGGTACTTACGGATGATGTTATCGATTTACTTGACTTAATAAAGGTTTACTGGAATGCTGAAGCATAAAATACTGATCTTTTTAGCTGTATGGAAACGCCCCCAGATAACAGAAATCTGTTTCATGGGATTATCCAGGCTAAAAAAGAAATTCGGTGTTTATGCCTTTGCGGTAATATCTGAAGAGTCTATGATCCCACTTTGTGAAAAGTATGGCGTGGGTTGGTGCATGCACGAAAATGAACCGCTTGGAACAAAGAAGAATTTCGGGCTTACTCAGGCAATGAAAAAAGATTTTGATTTCTTGATTGAAGTCGGGTCTGATGATTTGCTGAAGGATGAAATATTTAACGTATATCCTTTTGACCGTGATGTTATGGCGTTGAAAGACTTCATTATGATCAACTCAGAAGATGGTGAGTGCCGAAGATTACGTGACAGAGATGCAAAATTTGGAGTAGGCAGGGCGTTAAGTCGTAAGGCTTTGGAGTCTGTAAAATGTAGTGATGGAGTTTACCGGATGTGGGGTGAAAAGCATGCTCATGGATTGGATAACAATTCATCATTCAGACTCGCTTCAAAAGGATTTCTTGAAAAGAGGTATCCAAGCACTGAGCCGGTAGCGATTGACATTAAAAGCGCTGTGAACATATGGCCTTTTGATAAAAAAGGAATTGAATATGATTTCGACAAAGCCATGGAAGGCTTAAGCATTGAAGAGGTTGAAGCTATAAAATCATTGGCCGGTGTTACAGTCTAAAGAGCAGATAGGGAAACTCGATAGGCGAATAACCTTTCAAGAAAAGATTATAGGCGAAGATGCTTCCAATGATGACGTAGAAACCGGATGGCAAGACATAGAAACAAGTCCCGAAGTTTGGGCGAAAATTGAAGAGAGATCCGGAACAGAAGAATTTAAAGCAGATCAGT